CGCCCTGATGGCGAGTGGAGTGTGTCGTTTGATGGGGATGATTATTTAAGTGTTGCTGAAACTGGTGCGGATGAATTTACATTTGGCACAGGTAATTTTACTATTGAAGGCTGGATAAACAATCAAGCAGTGGATGGTAGTAGAACAATAGTTTCAACTGCCCAAGGTAATGATTTTCAAGGCATTTGGTTTGGTATTCACGAAAGCAAATACTATTATATTTATAACAATAGTGGAGGTTGGTCGGTTATTGTTCATGCAGGTACACCCGTTGTAAATGCTTGGACGCATTTTGCTGTGGTCCGCAACGGAACATCAAACGTAGTTTATATTAATGGCTCCTCTATTGGGTCTACAACGGAAACTGCTCGTGATTTAACAAATACTAATAATCTTCTTGCGATAGGGGGTCGTGCAACTGCTAGTCAATATACTATCTCAACTATGAGTAATGTGAGAGTGGTCAAAGGTACAGCAGTTTATACAGGAAATTTTACCCCATCAACAAGCAAGCTAACAGCTATTACAAACACCAAACTACTGACCTGCCAATCAAATAGGTTTGTTGATAACTCAGCTAGTCCACTTACTATTACACCTGTAGGCAATCCAGCAGTCACAGCATTTGGCCCATTCCTGACTAGCAGTGTGTATGACCCTGCAGTAAACGGGGCGAGCCTTTTTAATTTTGCTGCTAGTGATTATTTAAGTTTTGGAAACATTGGTTTAGATGGGCATAGTGGAGACTTCTCTATTGAAGGATGGATATATCCTACTGCTTTTGTTGCTTCTTCTAATCCTTTGTATACTCAAGGTTCGGATGGTGGAGTTAGTGACTTATTAGAAATATCCCTTAATTCTTCTGGGCAACCTCACGCATTTATTAATCAAGGCAGTATTACACTGCAGTCTACATTTGTATGTCCTTTAAACGCTTGGACTTTTCTTCAGCTAAAACGAACAAGTGGCACTTTAGCTATTTTTACAAATGGAGTGCAAAGTAGCACTGTTTCAAACACAGCAACCATAAGTTCTCCAAACAGAGGTTTTGTTGGTGCTCAAAGTTATGATACTAGTCATGCTGACCGAAGTTTTTATGGCTTTATTTGTGATGTTAGAGTTAGTGTTGTAACACGTAGTGTATCATTGCCCACAGCCCCACTAGCTGTAATAGATTCCAACACAAAGCTGTTGCTAAACATGGCAGATGGACAGGCGATTGACCAAGTAGCAAAAAGCAACATTGTTTTAGAAGGCAATGCAGTAACTAGCACAACTCAAAAGAAAATTGGCACAGCATCATTCTATAGTCCCGGTGGTGACGGAGATAAGGGGCTTATTAATACTGCAGGTGGCGCATTATTACCTCCTTATAATTGGACGATAGAGGTGTGGACGTACTGTACAAACTCAGCAGCAAATCAAGTTGTATTTGCTCAAGGTCTTTCTGGCGGTGCAGGGCGGGTTGCTCTTGGTATTGAAGGTAGTGTTTATTTGCTCCAAATAGGTACAGCTAAACCCCAACATAACGCAAGAACTTTAAATCAATGGGTTCATCTTTGCGCTACATATGATGGCACCACTGCTAAGTTATACATAGATGGCACTTTAGCCAGCAGTGGCTCTGTCTCCTATACAACAGCCACCGACCAAAATTTACAAGCAGGCATAGGAAATCTAGGCACTGGTTGGGATACGTCAGCGTACGGAAAATGGTATGGGTATATTGATGAATTAAGAGTGTCACGGTTTATTCGTCACACAGGCAATTTTAGCCCTAATACAGAAGCATTCCCAGACAAAGGACAATAGACATGAAGATAGCAAGATTAGATGGCAGCACCATAGCTGAGATAGCAGAACACAAGTCTCTGTTTCCCAACACTTCCTTTCCTAAAGCTGGACCTGATGCAGATTGGCTTGCAGCTAATAGCTGTGCCGAGGTGGTTGTGTTTCTAGCCTACGATAGTGCCACGCAGAAGAACGAGAGCGTCACGCCTTATTTATCAGACGGCAAAGTATATACACGGCGTGTAACTGATATGACTTCTGAGGAACGTGCTGCTGTAGTCACTGCTGCTAATGCGGAAGTAGCTACTCGTAACAGAGCAGAAAGAGATAAACGTCTAGCTAGTTGTGATTGGGTTGTGACAAAAGCACTAGAAGCTGGTGGCTCTGTACCTAGTGCATGGGTAACTTACCGTACAGCACTACGTGATATTACTACTCACTCTAACTGGCCTAACTTGGCAAGTCCTGACATGGAAGGCAATGGGGGCGATTGGCCTGTGGAACCTAGCTAATGTTAGGTTTTGCCCCACTAGCTAATAACTCCATAGCGGGGTTTGGTAATGTTCCTGTAGATACCGCTGTAACGGGCGTGGCAGGAACAGGGGCTGTTGGAACTGTTGCAGTTAGCGCGGTAGTTACGGTCACAGGACCGTCTGCGGGAACAGCTTCTGTTGGTACAGTTACTTCAACTGGTGACGCCAATGCTAACGTGACGGGTCTTTCGGCTACGGGTTCAGTTGGATCAGTTCTTGTTTGGGGTGAAATCACACCCTCGCAAAATCCAAATTTCTCTGCTATAACTCCCTCACAAACACCGTCTTGGACGAATATCGCGGCATAGGATAATGACATGGCTAGTACATATGTAAACGATCTAAGGTTAGAAGAGATTGGTACTGGCGAAGCGTCGGGTACGTGGGGAACTAAAACCAACGCTAATTTAGAACTTATTGGAGAAGCGTTTTCCTACGGCTCTGAAGCTATAGCAAATGCGTCTACACACACTATTACAATGGCTGACGGCACCTCAGATCAAGCCCGTTCATTCTACCTTAAATGCACTGGTGGTGGTCAAGCCTGTACGGTCACACTGGCACCTAACACTGTGTCTAAGGTTTGGATGATTGAAAACGCTACTAGTGCAACGCTAACTTTTTCTCAAGGATCAGGGGCCAACGTTGCAGTAGCCGCTGGCGAAGTAAAGATGATTGCAACGGATGGTCAGGGCTCCGCCGCTGTGGTTTACGATCTGTTAACAGATGCTAACCTAGCAGGGACCACGGCTATTGCTGCGTTAAAATTAGCAGGAACAACGGTTACGTCTACGGGCTCAGAGTTAAACCTCGTGGACGGTTCTTCTGCGGGTACGATTGTTAACAGCAAAGCGGTAATTTATAGCAGTGGCGGTCAGGTTAACGGCACTACTTTGGCTATTGCGGGTACAGAAATTACTGCAACTGCGGCGGAGTTAAATTACAATGACACGGGCGCTGCGGTTGGCACGGTTGTAGCTAGTAAAACGGTTACGGCTGATGCTAACAAGGATGTGGCAAGCCTGCGTAATTTAACACTTACAGGTGAGTTAGACGCGGCAACTTTAGATATTTCGGGTGCGGGTGACGTTGCAGGGGCGTTGACCAACAACTCCGCAGCGGTAAAGGTCGCGGGTGTAGAAACTATTTACGTTCCAGCGGGTGCAATGGCTCCCAACACTACGAATGGTTGTTCGGGTTTAGATCAAGTAGAACTGTCAAACGGCCCAGAACTTAGAGTTCTGGATTTTGACGCAAGTTCAGAGGAAAATGCTCAGTTTACCGTGTGCTTTCCCAAGTCATGGAACGAAGGAACTATTACGTTTCAAGCGTTTTGGACAGTCACGGGAACAGATACTGGCACCGTAGCTTGGGGTTTGTCAGGCGTTTCTATAGCTGATGATGTTTCTATTAACACGGCGTTTGGAACTAACGTGGTGGCTACGGCAAAAGCATTTAGTGGAACGTCCAACGACATGACTGTTTCTGCAGTAAGCGGCCCTGTTACTGTAGCCAGTGCTGCGGTAGATACGCAGACATACTTTCAGATTATGCGGGACGTATCGGCAGACGATCAAACAGGAGACGCTAGGCTTTTAGGGATAAAACTGTTTTACACGACAGACGCAAAGAATGATGCCTAATGACTTCTTTTGGATATGACATACTAGGGTTTGGCGTAGGTGGAAGCGGCACAGTTACGCTGACTTCTACGGCGTTAATAAACAGCCTTAGTAATAGAAGTAATGTTACGACTTCTAGTTTTATATTGACCAACGGCACTTTAATTATACCTGCCGACTTCTGGCTATGGGCTAGTAGTACAGGTACGGCGGCGTTAATTGTAGACACACAAAACGCAACCATAGAAAATTCTGGAAATATTGTCGGTAAGGGCGGTGGTGGTGGTGGTGGAGACGCTGTTAGTATAACCGCTTCAGGCGTTACGATTATTAACAACTCTGGTGCCTATATAGCTGGCGGCGGTGGAAGCGGTTCGGTGGGTAGAAATGGCTCTGCTGGTTTCGGTGCTGGCGGTGGCGGTCAATCTGGAACACCCACGTTAGGGGCTGCGGGTGCTGCGGGTGCAAATAACGGCGCGGGAACTGGCGGTGGTGGCGGTGGTGCTGGCGGCGGTGGTGGGGCAGTTACTTTCGAGGGTGGCGCGGGTGGCGGTCAAGGCGGATATATTCTCCCCGGATCGGGTGGTGCTGGCGGCAGTTCTGGTTATGGATCGGGTGGTGCAGGTGGTTCCGCTGGAAACGTAGGTGGAAACGGAACCCGTGGTGGTAATGACCCCGGTGGACCTCTTAACTCTAGTGGTGGCGGCGGCGGTTGGGGCGCGGCGGGGGGCGGCAACGGCATATCTTCTTCTGGTTCTGCTGGCGGCAAGGGAATTGAATCCAATAGCAATAGTTTTACACTGACGAACAACGGTACTATTTACGGCGCACAATCGTGAGGGTTTTATGCCATTAACAAAGCTACAGTTTAAACCCGGAATTAACCGAGAAACCACTTCGTATAGCAACGAGGGCGGTTGGTTTGATGGTGATAAAATACGCTTTCGCATGGGCTTTCCTGAGAAAATAGGTGGATGGGTTAAGAACTCAGACAACGCTTTTCTTGGAACGTGCCGTGCGCTGCACCCGTGGGTTGCCTTGTCTGGTGAGAAATATATTGGTGTAGGCACAGGGCTTAAATACTACATTAGTGAAGGTGGCGCATACAAAGACATTACACCTTTACGGGTAGCGTCTTCTGCCGTCACGTTCGCAGCGGGGGCTGACACTCTGGACGGAGCAATAAGCGCCGAGGCACAATCTATTGTTATGGACAGCGCCAGCGGGTTTCCTACAGGCGGTGGACGTATTCTTATCGGCTCAGAGCAAATAACCTATGGTGCAATCAGTAGTGCTACCCTTACAGGTTGTGTGCGCGGCGTTAACGGAACAACAGCGGCGGCGCATTCTGATGGCGTAGCGGTAACGTGCTGTACTCTGTCCGTTACAGATTCTGATGGTCACGGCGCGTTAGAAAATGACTTTGTAACTTTCTCAGGGGCGGCAACCCTTGGCGGTGTAATTACTGCAAACGTTTTAAACCAAGAGTATCAAGTAACGCATGTTGTAAGTGCTACCGTCTTTCAAATAGAAGCTAGGGCTGTAGCAACTATCTCTGAAATAACTACAACGTCTGGTCTAAACCCAACGTTTGTTTTTGCAAACACAAGCGACAGCGGCAACGGTGGCGGTTCTTCTGTGGGGGCTTACCAGATCAACACGGGTCTGGATACTTCTGTTCAAGGCACTGGCTGGGGCGCAGGCACTTGGGGGCGCGGTACGTGGGACTCGGCCTCGGACCTTACGGCTGGCGGTAATACTCTTCGTATTTGGAGCCACGATAACTTTGGCGAAGACTTGTTAATGAATGTTCGTGACGAAGGTATATTTTACTGGGATAAATCAAGCGGTATTACAGCAAGGGCGGTATCTCTTGCAAGTCTAGGTGCAGCAACAGATAATATTCCAACTATTGCAAAGCAGGTATTGGTTTCAGACAAAGACAGGCACATTATAGCGTTTGGTTGTGACCCAGAGGGTGCGGGTGCAGGTACGCAAGACCCTTTGCTTATTCGTTTTGGCAGTCAAGAAAGCCTGACAGATTGGTCAGCCAAGGCCACTAATACAGCGGGAGATTTGCGCATTGGTTCTGGTTCCGAGATTGTAACCGCTGTAGAAACCAGACAACAGGTTCTAGTGTTTACAGATGTATCGTTACACGCCATGCAGTTTCTTGGACCGCCATTTACGTTTGGTATTAACACTGTTTCAGAAAACATTACTACGGCAAGTCCGTTGTGCGCTATTGCGGTTAATGACAACGTGTTTTGGATGGGCCGAGAAGAGTTTTATGTTTATGCAGGTGCTGTTAACAAGTTGCCCTGTACGGTCAAAGATTACGTGTTTTCCGACTTTAACGAACAACAAATTCAAAAAGTAACTGCGGCAAACAATAGCTCGTTTTCGGAGATATGGTGGTTTTACCCATCTGCTAGTAGCGATGAAAACGACAGGTATGTTGTATTTAATTATGAACAAAAAGTCTGGTACTACGGCACGTTAGATCGAACAGTTTGGGTGGACCGTGGCGTTGACGCATTGCCCATAGCCGCAGGTTCAGACCATTACTTGTATGAACACGAAAACGGTTTAGATGACGGCAGCACAGTTCCAGCGTCCGCTATTGCCTCACACATAGAAAGTAGTCAGATAGATTTAGGTGACGGGGATCAGTTTGCGTTTTTGTCTCGTATCATACCAGACATTACGTTCCGCGACTCCACTGCCAACACGCCTACCGCTACGTTTACTTTGGGAGTTAGAAACTTTCCGGGTGGTAAATACTTGGAGACGGACGCTGACGTAGTAGATAAGATAGCCTCAACGCCTGTTGAGCAGTTTACTAAAGAAGTTCGAACGCGGTTACGCGGACGGTCGTTTAACTTAAAGGTTGAAAGCACTGCGACAGAAACCACTTGGCGTTTGGGCACTCCCAGAGTCGAAGTTAGACCTGACGGCAGACGCTAATGTCTAGGAATCTAGTTCGCCCGTTCTTTCCGATTCCGCCGCAGGAGTACGATCAGACATACTTTGATGAGGTGATTCGGTCCTTTGCGGTGTACTTGGATCAAATGCAGAACCCCGGAGAAGGCAGGCATACGGCGTTAGTTTTGACCAATTTACAGACGGACGATCAGGGCTTAGAAGTAGGTAGCTTGTATCAAGGGGCTAACTCTGATGGCTTAATGGGCTATGTTAAGATAACCTTAGCAGACATAAGCAGTTTGCGCGGCAATTCGGTTACAGGTTCAGTGGGTGCGGTTACGGTGACAACATGATAAATACATGGAAAAGTTTTAGACGGTCTGATACAGTCCAGATCAAAGGGGCGATGTGATGCAAGAACAGATGTATTTTCCCGAAGGTGGTGTTGGGTCTTTCTTAACCTCTAACATGGATGAAATGCCTGACAACGTGCTTGCGTTTGGTCAGCCTCGCGGCATTAACTCTATGGGCGACGTAGCAAACCGCATGGCTCAGATGGGTCGTAACGGCGATACGGAACTGGCGCACGTTAATCGTGACGAGATTATTATAGACCGGAACATGGCCCGCGATCCGCGGATCAGGAACGCTGTGGCGGAGGTTTTTAGTGACAATGACATGGACATGTCGCGTTACACGGTTGGCAACGCGGCTAACTCTGTAAACCCTTACACGGGTAACCGAGAGTTTTTTCTAAAGAAGATTATTAGCGGCGTTAAGAAGATCGTTAAGGCGGCAGCGCCTATTGTATTACCCGCTGTAATTGGATTGGCTACAGGCGGGCTTGGTTTAGGTTTGATGGCGCAGGGTGCTTTGACGGGCGGTTTAACCGCTTTAGCTACAGGCGGCAATCGAAAAGACCTTTTAAAAGGCGCATTGTTTGGGGGATTAGCGGGCGGTATTTCAAGCGGTATTCAACGCTATAGTCAAGCAGCTTCAGGGCAGGGAATTGCGGCGTTTAAGGAAGGTTTTGTGGACAGCGCACCGGAGTTTTTAGGGGGTGGGGGTAAGAACTTTTTGTTCCCTTCAAGTGCTTCGGAAACGGTAAACACTACCACGGGGGACCCTATTACCAGTGCTAAAAACGAAAGAACAGGTTTAAGCAAATTCTTTAAAGAACCCGACGTTGCGGGAACGAAAGGACTTAGTAGACAGGAGGCAGAAGCCTTATTGCCCGTAGACCTTAGTCCTGATTTAAGGTACACTGAGATGCAGCGGTTAATGAAGGGAACAGATGCCGTTAAAGGCGGTTACAAGCTCCTACCAACAATCGGGGCGGGCCTTGGTGTAACAGCGTTAGCTGGTGGATTCGATCAAATCCCCGCCGAAGAGATTGAAGACCCCTACGACAGCACTTCGCCCGCCGAGGACCGCTTGGCAGAGAACCCTGAGAAATATACAACCGGAGTACCCGGAGCCCCGTCTTACCGCTCCTTGTATGACGTAA